AAAAGCCTCCCCCTTTCTCAATTAGGACAATCCTGGGATTGTTACAGTCTCAAAGTCATTAGAAACCATGCTGTTAAGCTGGAGCCTAGTGTAGTTAGTCTCGTTTGGCGCGGCTTGGTTACGAACCATATTTGCGTATGAATCGTTTGTGCCGTCGCCCATCAACCAAACTTGGCAAGACGCGTAGCCTGCAAAGAGGTCACCTCGGAACGCAGTGTACGTGTACTGGTACTCGCAACGTCTGTAATTCTCGCCGTCTTTGTAGTCTGCCAACCACTGCGTTGGGTCTGTAATCATCATCTGAATCTCAGTGTTGTCAGGCATAGCATCATCCACAAGAAGCGTAGTGCTTACAACCGATGCCACCTTACCGTGGAAGTTACGGTTATTCCCGCGCCCACCGACAGTAAACCTGCCTTCAATCTGACGATCCATGCGGCCACCAGAGGTTATCCAGTTAGCAGCAGTTGACACGTTGTACACGTAAGTCATGTCCCAGTTATTAGTTGGATTCACAACTCTAATGTCAAAGCAAGCAGCCAAGTTAGCAGGTGTTGCGTCATTTCCACTAAGGCGAGTGCCGTTGTGTGCAATGTAAACCGCTCTCCATCCTGTAATTGCCTGACCTCCTAACCTACATTCATTCAGAGCTCCTTGTCTACCCCAGCCGAAATACAACAGTCCATTTGCATCAGTACGTAGGTAGATGTTATCATCAGTACTTCCAGCACCCTCACCCAAATTCCAGATGTGTTGGTTGCTGGAGTTAAAGTCTGACTTAAACACGATTGACGTAGCCCAAGGACGAGCCAAAGAACTAGCGCTTGTGTTACCAGAAGTAGTTGGAGCGGGTACAATGTTAGCAGAACTACCCATTTTCATTGGAGAAGTGTTGGTATGTGTGCTAACCTGCGCAAGGTGTTCGCTACTTCCTGAGAAGTCGAGAGCCTTCGTCCAAGAAGTCAGGAGAGTCGGCGCAGGCTGTGGGATGTTAATCTCCGACAATCCTGTCCAGTCAACATCCGTGCTCAGCATAGGCCCAGAAGAGCTGTCAGTGCTACGAGCTTGAATCATAATGTCAACAGCCGTCAAACCAAATCCTTGGTCTCCAGTCTGAGTCTTCCGGGTAGTTGGCCAATCTCCATACGGGGTTGTAGTAACGCCTTCAGCAGAAGTGCTCAAGTAGTCACGACGGTATCCCGAACGAATGTTGTTTCCAGTACTCGTAAGCTCCAAGAACGCCTCAAGGTTTTGCGAAGCAACCTGAGCCACGGTCATGCTGTGGATAGTACTTTGAGTAGTAATGCCGTTATGCGACTTGTAAGAGTAGCACTGGACAGGAACCGAGCCGGTACCCTTCACGATTGTAAAGCGGGCACCCCCAACAAAGCCATCGTTAAAGTTACTGCCGTTAGTCCAGTCAGTGTCCTTCAGTCCAAAGGAGACAAGACTGTTTGTAGGCATCGCATCAACGAGGTCTACCAAGAACGCATTGTCAAGAATAAGACGCTCACCTGCGCTCAACGTTTCAGTAACAGACGCCCAACCGTGGGCACCAGCATTAAAGAGGTTGCTTGCAGTCTGACCAACTGAAGAACCCTCAAGCGTAATACCAGTAACAGGAGCCGTGTAAGTAGAGCCGCTGATGTTGATAGAAGGCAAGTCAGTTCCGTTCCACACAGCGTGCAGTGGTGGCACGTCGGTAGGTACAGCGAACTGAACGTAGTAGTAGTAGTCACCGTGTGAGCCAACCGTAGTAACACCAGTGGTGTAGGTTGTACCGTCAGCAGTTTCAAACGTGAGCGTGTCCCCAGACTCAATACTTGCATTGTTCAGGAAGAACTTGTAAGTAGTTCCAGCACTCAAGGTAATGTTGTCTACAGTAACAGGCCCGTTACCTACATCAAACCGAGCATCAGTTTCCGAAGTCTCACTGACTCGAATCTCGTTAGAAAGATATGGGTTCTCAAGCTCGTTAAGACCAGACGCAGTAATGTCCATCGTAGTGTTAACAATGCCCATCACAACCTGCTGGTCTGCAGCAGTAACAGAGCTAGGTCGGTAAGCAGCCGTCCATGAACCACCGTTTGTAGCAGACAGGATGTTTTCGGGGTTATTGGTGTTACCAGCATGACCAACTTCTAGCTCAGTGCCGTAGTTCTGAAGAACAATCTCCCAGTTCAACGTAGTGTTGCTAGTACCCACACCAGTGCTGCTACGGAAAACGCCTTCAGTAATTACCCTGTAGCGAATGCTAGACGGACCGTTACGCTGAAGCATAACACCCATCTTAAAGTCAGCCTCGCTAATTCCATCGCTAAAGTCAGCACCAGCCATTGGGATGCCCACAAAGAACTTCTCAACAGTAGCATCGTTTGCATTTCCAGCATCGCTAGTCACCAGACGTGGCAACACTTGGTTAGAGAGGAACGTAGAGTCGATGTGCAAGCGGTGTCCGACCTGAACAAGGTCATCCAAAGAAACCACACTACCATCGGCCAATGTATCAGAATCAACCAAGGCAGTAGAGCCAGTGACGTGCGTGAATCCAGAAATAGGAGTAACCACAGGCGCAGTCAGGTTGTTAACAATAATGTCAAACGTACCCGTGCTAGAACCGTAAGTGTTCGTACGCGTCACCGTGATGGTGTACGTATCGCTTGGGTTAGCAACGTTGTCACCAGTAACTTCAGGTGCAGTACCCACAATCATACCACCGTTACCGTCAGTAAGACCTGTAGGCAAGCCAGAGAAGGTCGTAGTGTACGCGGTGTCTTGCGGCTGCGTCTGGTAGTTAACCGTCTCGCCTTCGTTAACTGTAAGGTCAGCAGCAGTAAACGTAGAAGGTGCCAAGTCAGTGTTAGTCAGAGAGGTAATCTCCGTCCAGATAATAGGGTTACCATCAAAGAAGTTGGTAGCGTTCGTGTTAGCCGTAGACAGGTCAGTCGCACTGCTCATTTCGTTGTACGCATCCGGCATGTACCAAGTCGTGTTGGTTGGGTCGTCTGGGTAAACGTGCGCGTGTGACACACCAGAACCACCTTTAACGGTGTTCCAGTAATTGGCCTCTTCTGCAGTGGCAAACAACGGGAAGTCGTAGTAACCGTCTGGTGACTCAATGTAACGGAACGTCATCACAGGAGCGAAAGACTGTGTGCCTTTGGTCAAAGACGTGAGGTCTCCGCCGCCCTGTGCCACAAAGATAAACCGGTAAGTACCCGCAGGAGCAGCTTGGTTCATCCGGCGGTAAGCCGTCCAAACCACGCCATCAGAAGAGTACCACAACGTAGGACGTCCGTCAGCATCAAATCCGATACGACCGTAGCCATTACCACCAGAGGTAGCCAAGGCAGTGTGTCCGCCTTCCTCGTAGTACACCTCGTTCAACGTTCCGTTGTTCTCAGTGCGTGCACCAAAGAAGATGTAATCCGCGTTACTCCAATCTCCACGGTCAGTTTGCAAGTCTGCAACAGCGTGGTCTTGGTCGGAGAACAGACCGACGTTAGCATCGCCAAGTCCGCCAGTCCACTCAAACTGGAAGAAGTCTCCAACAGCAGAGATAGTCTCCGTAGTCACAAAGCCGTCGTTATCGTTGCCGTCGTCCGTACCAGCAAACTGGATACCACCAGCAAGCGTACCTGCGATGTCACCCACGTTGTCTTCAAACACTGTGATAGTCTGGTCTCCCAACGAAGTCGGGGCCGTAACCTCAACAGCGCGAAGGTGAACCTTGGGCGCAGAGTAAACGCGTGGTGCAGAGCTAGAAGACTTAATACCGAGGCGGTACACGCTTCCTTCAGGAACAGGGTAAGAAGTACGAGCGTGCACAATCCAAGTTGCATCGTCGTCTTGCAGCGTCTCAATAGAGATAAAGCCGTTAGTGTCGATACCAACGCGAACCTTTACGGGGTCACCTGCAAGCCACTCGTCCTGCGATTCCCAGTTGCTCCAACCTGCACGCTGAGAGTAGCCAGTGTTGGCGCCGTAGTTCGTCCAAGAGCCGTTAGGCGTTGGGTGGAACCAGTGAGAGAATTGGAAGCCGTAGTGTGCGCTGTTGTTTACTGCAAAGGTAGTAGGGTCAGCGTAGACTGCAGAGCCGCTGTAAAGACCAGCGTCAAAGCTTTCTTGCGTGTGCACCAATCCGAATCCAATCTGACCTTCGCCACGGATGTCGAACGTGTAGTACTCACCGGTCTGGTCGATAGTAGCCGTAGACAGCAGACCAGCGTAGTTACCGCTAGTGCTGTTTGCGAAAACGTCGTCACCAATAGGGTCAACAGCCGTAGTTCCAACCAGCGTGTAGCCAGCGTCAACACCGGCCACGTCAGCCACAATCGTAGCCTCCGGGTCAGTAATAACGACAGTCTCAAAGGCGCCTACCGTGAACAACTCGTTCAGCGTGTTTGCCACGTCTTGTGCTCCGCCAGCTATCAACGTACCGTTAACAGAAACGCGTTCGTGCTCGAGGTTACGGTAGTGCTTCTTCTCGTTAACATCCTCAGCACCGGTAGGGACTCCCTCACCGATAGAGTGAATAGAGATGAGACCGTTGGATTCAACGACAGCCTTGACAGAGTTAACACCCCATTGTGAACCAGTCGTGCTCAGGATAGTGGTAGACGTCTGGTCGAGTCGGAAGTTAATGTCCTCCCCCGTCATGTCAGTACCACCGTCAAGACCAATTACGTTAGCGTTAGCGTTGATGTAATCGACTGCTGTCTGTGCGCTTTCAAATACGTTTCCGTCCCGGTCAGCAAAGTCAGTGTAAAGAACGTTGAAGAACTCGTACTGAATCTCAGCCTCATTAGCAGAACGAATGTCGTTAATGATATGGAAACGGCCAGAGTCGTCAGACAGCTCGGCTGACAAACAAGAGTTCCAGTAAGCTGGGTTAGAAGAGCCAATAAAAGTAATGCAGTTACCCTCTTCGTTTCGTGTGATTCTAATAGCCATAATTATCGAATAACAGAGATAAGTGTAGAAAGCGGCTGAATGAGAATCTCGTTGTTACAACGGATTGCTGGCAAGAAGCGCGCGTTCAAGTCTTCTGCTGAGGCCACGTATGCTGACATCTCCACACGATTCAAGAACACCTGACCTTGTGTGCCTGTACCGTAGTAGATAGGCTGCGTAGTCAAAGGGAACGTAAACGTAGGGTTGTCGTCACCATCACGGGTAGACCAGATAAGGCCAACCTCGAGCGTTGAGTTTGCAATCTGTGGGATTGCGTTGAAAGAGAAACGAACCTTGATGAGGTCACCGACTTGTCCTTCACGGATGTCGTATGAACCTGTAGCTGCAGAGTACTGCAAGTCTCCGGTAGTAACAGCGTCGTTCCACGCAGTGTCATTCTCACCGAAGTCAATCAAGTTCGTAAAGCCCGAAGGCATGTGCTGTCCTCCAAACAATCCTTTGTCCTGGTCAAATACGTCAGGTTCAGTAATTGGGAAGTAAGCAAAGTCGTTTGCCTGTTGGCGAGTGCGGTTAAACCCAAAGCGTCTCCATACCTGTCCTTCTGCTTCAGCGTTTGTGTACTGAACGTTAGAACCAATATCGTCAGCTCCTGACTGTCCGTCAGAACGGTCCGCAAAGCCACCAGTGAATTCATAGCCAGTCTTAGAGAGTCCCTCATCCACGTCTGTGCCACCGGCATTACCGGCGATAAGGTCTCGCATCAACTCGGCTTCTTGCGCATCGTCAAAGTAAATGGGTTTCCCATTATACATGACCTTGGCGCTTCTACTTCTAGCCATAGTAAATTAGTTTTGGCGGGGATGCCTCCCCAATGCATGCATCCCACAAAGGTATAACAAAAAGGGCCCCCACGCAAGTGAGAGCCCCCTTCATCGTTATTACTATGGAACTTCTTAGCTGAATGCCTTGAGCTTAGCTTTGATGTCCAAGAGCATAGAGCTGTTCTTCTTGCTGTTCAAGAAACGAACGCACTGCTCCATGTCGTCGCCCAACACTTCGTCACCGAAGAGGAACGTGTTACCAGACTTGCGGAGGACACCGTTCTCGATGCAGTCCCAAACAAAGGACACAGTCTCGAGGTTCTTGTCAGTAGTGACGCGAATGAACTCAGCGTGGTTATCTTCCAAGAGGTCTTCCAACTCGAGCTCAATCTGAGCAGGAGTCAAGCCGGTAGTGTTAATGCCGTAAGCCTTGAGGACCATGATAGCCTTCTTCTCGTCGTCAGACAACAAGATGAGTTGCTTGTACGCGTCCTTACGCAAACGTGTTTCAGATACTGCAGCTGCTTCTTCCTTCTGTGGGTCAGAGATAAAGTAACGACCCTTTGAAGAGCGCTCGTCAGTAGATACGTGTGGGTGCTCAGATGCAAAGCGGAACTTGATGAAGTCCATGACGTTGATGGGGTTACCCTCCTCGTCAGTAGAGATGTTCAAAGTCACGCCTTCAGCTGGCACGTCGATAGTCAAGTTTGCAAAGAAACGGCGTGCTTCCTTAGCCCAACCTGCGTCGGTAGGAGCGATACCAAGAATTTCGGGGAGCCACTTCTTTTGCTCGGCGATAGTCAATCCCTTGAGGATGTCGCCTCCTTTTGTGTAGACAGAACCAATGCGGCGCTTGGCTTCTACGTAAACATCGTCCGGCAAGTTAGTCGTGTTCGGACGACGGTAAATGAATACAGTCTTCATAGCTATAATTTACTGTGTACAGGCTAGAGCTTTCTGCCTAGCCGATTCTAATGACGCTAATGTACAACAAAAAAGGGCAACCTCCAAATGGTCACCCTTTCTTTTTCCTGCGCTTAGTACTAGACACGCGGTCTGGTTTACCACCAGCGTTCGCCTTGCTAGCCTTTTCTCGCACCTTACTGCGCTTCTCTGCGGCGCTCATTTCGCCAGACGTCTTAGGCGTCTTAGAGTTTACGCGTTTAGATGGACGGCAGTACGGGTATGGGCGCTTGGAGCCACCCTTAGCAGACTTACGTCCACAGCTTTTACCCGTACGGACATCCTTCCAATCCTCCTGGAACCACCGACGAAGACTCACTTCTTCTTCTTTTTCTTGTATCCAGAGGCCGTCTTCTTCTTACCGGATGAGTCAGGCTTAGTACCCTTGCACACCTGCACAGCGTATCCGTTAGCATATGCCGACGGGTACACCTTGTACTTGCGCTTAGCAGCAGCCTTTCCTCGTGCACATAACTTACCCATTACCCAATGAAGTTTTTAGGACGTGGCTTAGCCGCCGTCTTCTTACCTCCGCGTGTACCCACGCCGTTGGCATCAAAGGTGTATCCTGTCATGTTCTCGCACATGTTGCGCTTCTCGCAACGGTGTCCATTGAATGTACCGGGGGCCTTAGTGTTGCCGCCGTGCAGCATCATCTCACCCTTGGTCATTCCTCCATACTTATATGGAGACTCAGCTCTGTTCTTGGTAGAGCCGCCCATGCCGTACATGTCCTTGACGGACTTGACATCACTGATTCGCTTCTTCATCTGATTAGCATTTCCAACGACGACGCGCTTTGCGCAGTCTAGAGTTCGGGTCTTTTGCGGCTTTGGGAAACTTCTTCATCTGTCCTGCACTACGAGCGCAGTAAGACTTCTTGCGAGAACCACCCCCTGGCTGAGGGGCTTTCAGGTTGCTGCCTGTCTTGCGGTTGATTCGTTTTCGACCCTTGGCCGTCAGGCCGCCTTTCTTTGACTTACACCCGTTACCGATGGTGCAGCCCTTCATTGCGCCTTTCTTAGTCGATTTGCGTTTAGTTGCCATCTTACAAAGCTAAAACAAAAAAGGGGAGAATCCAAATGGACTCCCCCCTTCTCTATGTAGTCGCTACAACTTAGCTAGCAACGCACTCGAGGTGCAAGCAGTTAGTTGCGCGGCGGATGCTGATACCAGCTTCCTTCAAGAAGTGAACAGCAGAACCGTCCACGTCAGTAGCGCGGAGAGCGTTACCACCGAATCCTGGAGGCACAGATGCACCTGCAACAGCCCAGCGGAGGAGCTCACGACCCTTACGAGTCACCATGCTAACGTTGTTCTCGCCATCGTACACAGACATGTCGAGGAACACCATGCGGTAAGACTCCATTGGGAGACCAGTCACTGGGTGACGCTCAGAAGCCAAGGCACGTGCGCCGTGGTCAAAGAGAGGCAAGTGACGCACCGTGATGGTGTGACCGTCGATGTGCTGGTACTGAGTGAAGAATCCACCGAGAGACAAGTTACGACCTGAGCCAGAGATGAAGCTAGCAGGGTCAGTGTTCTTGATGTAAGCGCCAGTAGACACTTCTTCCTTCATAGCGTTGTCGAACTCTTCCATACCGCCGAGACCAGTGAACAACACGATGTTCATCTGAGCAGCGTCAGAAGCTCCGTACAAAGCATCACGCACGACAGACTTCAACTTGGCAGCAGTCAGCTGAGAGTAGGTATCCACGTTAGGAATCTGCTCCAACACACCGCTTCCGAGAGGCACGGGCTTACCGTTCTCGTCGGTCTGGTGAATCACGCCATTGGCATCACGGTTGTACTTAGAGTACCACATAGCCAATTCGCACTCTTCCTTCCAGCGCAACATGTGCTGGTACTCTTCGAAGTCGTACCACAAGTTGGTAGTACGTCCGCCAACGTTGAACTCGAAGTTCACAACGCGGTCAGGCATGTTGCCTTCGTAGCGGTAAGACTTACGCAAGAGAGAGATTTGGTTGCGCATCTTTGAAGGAGCAACCCAGTTGCTTTCAGTTCCGCGTGAACCAGAGAATGCGTTAGCAGCGAACAACTGAACAGCCAAGATACCAGCGAGGTCAGAAGAGCTCACAGTAGCAGAAGAGTCAGATGTCACCAACTGCACAGGGTAAACGAAACCGCCAGCTCCGGGAGTGGGGTCGCCTGTGATACGCAATTGCGTGTTGTTAGAATCGCCAAATTCGATGACGTAGTTCTTGTTGAACCAGCGCTCAGCGAAAGTAACGGTACCTCCAGCGACAGAGATGTCAGTGTTAGCAACAGCTGCCACAGACTTGTTGATACGGCCCATCACTGGGTAATCGTACTCGATGTCGTTGATGTACTTAACGTTGCCCAAACCTTCAGTCAAGAAAGAGAG